GAAATGCAAAAACTTCTGAAAGCAGTATCGAAAAGGCAATACAAAGCAGTACTTGTCGTGGAGATCGAGCGCTTGGCAAGAGGCAACACATCCGACCAGGGGCAAGTGGCGGACGCTTTCGTTTACTCTGGTACGCTCATCATCACCCCGGCAAAAGTGTTTGACCCGGCATCGGAGGCGGATCAGGAATACTTTGAATTCGGGCTATTCATGTCCAGACGGGAATACAAAACTATCCGCCGGAGATTGCAAGCGGGTAAACTTGCAGCTATTCAAGAGGGGCAATGGATTGCGAATTGGACGCCCTACGGCTATAAGGCAGTACGCAACGGCAAGAAAGACAAGCATTTGGAGATCGTGCCGGAAGAGGCCGAGGTTGTAAAAACTATATACTCTTTACATCAGGGCGGCATGACTCCGCACACGATCGCACGACAGCTCACGGAACAGGGCATCAAGCCGCCGAGGAACGCTGAACAATGGCACAAAAGCACAATAAACCGGATATTACAGAACCCGGTCTATATCGGCAAAATCCGCTGGGCAAATGCTACCACCGTCCGCCAGCTTGCCGATGATGGACGCACCATCAAGCGCCGCATCAAATCGGCAAATCCCATCATCGTTGACGGCAAACATCAACCCATCATCACGGAGGCCGAGTTTAACTTAAATCAAGGGGCCTTCTTTGCATCTTCCCCTGTGCCGGAGGGCAGGGATATGGTCAACCCCTTAAGCGGTCTCCTGCGCTGTTCTAGGTGCCATAGAGCGATTGTCTATGTTTCGCCATCAAAAAAGCAACCACGGGCCAGATACAGCCATAAGAACGCGCTCCAATGCCAGCAACACAGCGCCGACGCTGAACAAGTGCTAAAAAGTGTGATCCAGGGGCTACAAAACACGCTGAAAAATGTGGAAGTCAAGGCGGCGCAACAGGAACAGGACAACACAGCCGACAAGTTAAAAGCCTTGACAGCACAGCTTAACAGGGAACAGGCAAAGCTGCGGCGAATCTATGAAAGCTATGAGTCCGGGGTATACACGCCAGATGAATTTTTATCCAGACGGCAACAAGCCCAAAGTGCAATTTCAAAGTGCCAAAGTGCCATAGACCAATTACAGTCAATTACACCAAAAGTTAACCGCGATGAGCAAATTAAAAAGCTGCATGATGTAATTGCAATGCTAGGGGATAACTCAATACCGGCCCGGGAACGAAACCGATTTGCCAAAAGCATAATAAAGGCAATCTGGTATAATAACGACGGCGACAATCTCACGCTGGAGATCGAAACGCTATAGCCGGTAACATGGCGAAAATATACTTATGTTTGCTTCATGATACCGGGGCAATATCGGCGTATCTTCTCCAGCAATTACACAATTACTGCAACTACTGGAGAGAATAGGCAATAAAAGAGCCGGGGATTATTCCCCGGCTTCTTTCTTTTCCGTCTCGATCAACAGGCGCAAGGCCCGCTTGATTATTCTTTATCCATGTATTCCCGAACAGCTGTCAGAAATAACTCTTGTACACTGATCCCTTTATCTGCGGCAAACTGGCGGATCTTCTGGCCCTCTTCCTTGTATGGCCTGATCTTGAACTCGTCCAGCTTCTCGTGATATCTCTTTACAGCGGCAGCGTTCCCCATGTTGAGCAAATCCTCCCGAATCGGTTTTAAGTATTTTGCTCCCCAGCTGTCACGCGCCTTTTCTGCTCGTTCCCTATCTCCCCAGCTTGCACCGGTCGAGCCGTGGTCGCCGTTTAGGGTGGGCTTTAATGTCTTGATGTAATACTCTTCGCGATTGGCCATATAAATCAGATCCTGCTCTGGGCTGACGGCCTCGACAATTTCAACGGTGAATTTCTCGTTGTTCATGTCGTAAGCCTTTTGCAGTTTTATGGAACCTTTACCGCTGCGGAGGTTGGCCGCATGGGTTTTAATTCGCTGGTCTAGATTTATAGCGCGCCCGATGTAGAAATCTTCGCCGAAGACAAGTTTGTAAATGCACGGATACGGGTAGCAACCTAAAGTATACACGGCGGGCGGGTTAAATTCAAGCATCTGTTTTCCCCTCCTCTCAACGTCTGCCCCAGGTGACGGGGCGCCAGTCAACACACTTGAAGATGTCCAACTTGCGGCCATCGGGCACAGCTTCGACCATTTCAGCGTAGCAGTGGAACATGTGCGGAGGATCGGAGCGGTGGTTGTTCTCGTAGTAACGCAACTGCCAATTGGCGCGGGCTTGTTCAATTGCCTTTGCCTTGCTGCTTTCGCTGGTGATGTATTCCCAATTGCGGTAAACCCTGTCGCGCTGCGTGTCAAAGCTGACGATGTAAAGTCTGCTCATTGTCTTTCCCTTTCTGCCCTCGTAACCTCCGGGGCGGGATCTCGTTTATTCGGTTTACAGCGTGTCGCGCTGATACTTGATGCGGTGGCAGATCCTGTTGATGACCTCTTCATAGCTGCCGCCCTTGTGGAGGTCTCGGGCAATCATGCAGGGGCTGGTGTTCATCAAGCGTTTCAAAAACTCGGTGGAAGCTCTGCCAGTGTTGATGTACCAGACAAGGGGCTGCATATCGCGCTCGGCCTCGGTGCATCCATGGCGGATCATGTCCTCGCGCTGAATATGCCATAACATGGTGTCAATCTGGGTGCTGCTCATTGTGCAAGTCTCCTTTCTTCGGTTCCCTTGGGGGGCTTAGAATGCCACCCCAAGGATCAGCTGCGCCGCCTGGAACAGTGCGCGGCTCTGAACATCAATCCAAGTTTCGCGAGGGTTGGGGGCCTTGCGGCCATTGTCGGTCTTCTTCAGCTCGGACGGAGTGCAAAGCGCGTAAGCAATGTCGTAATCGTAGATCCTCGCGCATCCTCCCTCGGAGTACTGCCTCCAGCCACTGGCACCGTTCAACATGGCCCGCTCAAGCGTTTCCCGATTGCTGAAACTGTCTGCATCAATCCATCCGTAGCGGATGCCATCGCGCAGATCATCGATCAACCACTCCGCATAGTTTTTGACTCCCTTCGCCCATGCGGAGCGGGCCTTGGTGGCCTCGACTTTCTTCTCGATCTCTTCGACCATCATCTCGGCGCTGATTTCCTCGACTGCCTCTTCCTCGAAAGCCTGCTCGGCCTCGGCCTCGACCTCTTCCTCACTGGGGAAGCTGGGGTCGTGGTCGCGCTCGGCCTGCTCGTCAATGCTGTAGTAGGGCATACCCTTACGGATGTTGCTCTGCGCTTCAGCCTCGGAGATCTCGGTCACGAATGCGACCTCGTATCCGTAGCGCTCCGCTCTGCGGGCTGCGGTCTCCTCCACTGCCTCGCGCTCTTCCTTGCCAGTGTTGGCCCAGATCATATTGACGCTGTAGCACACGCTGCTCTTGAAACCGACCTTGAAGATTTTCATTGTTCTGTCCTTTCTGCCCGTCTGGGCCTCCGTGCCGATCGTGTCGGCGTTTGCTTCTGGGGTGTGTCCCCTCATCTCTGGTTCCCATTATAGGCGGTGTGTCCCCATATTGCAAGATGGGATGTTGCACAAAAGTGAGCACCCACACCGAGGGGTGTTTTGTGCAAGGTGATGAGTCCCCACACGCTCCGCCCCAGATCCGAGCCCAGGAGGGGAGCGGAGGGGAGGCCCTGCCGGAGGTCTGCCGGAGGGGAGGAGGCCACGCGCCCAGGCGGAGACCGTCGCCAGCTCTGCGCCAGGTGGGGAGGAGGTGCCAGCCCTGCGCCAGCTGCGCCGACGGTTTGCAAATGGAATCTTCCCATATAGTTATATATACAGTTAGAGAGACGCGCTGCGCCTCCGTTCTCCCTGTCTCCTAACTAGTTACTTATAGTAGTAGATAGACAGTTACTCTCTCCGCCTCCCGTGCCAACTGTTGGTCTAACTAATAGATACATATATAGTCATACAGTTATAGAGGGGAGGACTTATAAATACCCCACCCCCGTATTTTCCTTTGATTAACTCTGTTAACTAATCGAAGAGACGGATCGGTTATCTTATGTGCTGTGAAATCGTGGTTGATGGGAGCCGGGGCTTGTGGTATACAGTATGTAATCGCGAAAGACACAGAATGTCGTATAATAATAATTGCGCGACATTTTGTGACGGCGGAATGCGGGTTTGCTGTCACAGTTATGCGGATCACGCTTTACATTCTGTATTCTGTCCGCCAATTGGAGACGGGGCGCGGGGCGCGGGGCAGTTATCCCGGCGCGGGGCGCGTGGCTGCCGGTTCGGAGAGAGTGCAAGCCGGGTCTGGAAAGAACGCACCCCCACCCGGAAAAAGTGCCACCCGTTCCTAGATAGTATATATATATATTCTCCATACGTTTGAGAGTACCGTTTTAACTTTCAGTAACTATCAGTTATAACTGCCGAGGATTACTAGGCAATTGGGTCAGAGCAAGACCCCCCTAGGGGAAAAACGGCCCACCCCATTCTGAAAATCGGCTCAGAAAAAAACAATAGGCCCTCTGGAGAATTGGGTTACATAACATTGTAGGCAAACTGCTGACGGAGGATTTCTCCGTTGGAGTTGCGAGGGGAGATAGCATCTCCCCTATACGGAAGGGATGGTTCCCTGTTGCAGTTCGATTCTGCGACCTTCCTCTTTTTTTAATCCCATTGTCAACTTGTTATGTCTACTAAGGTTAACGATCAAGGGAGAGACGTTTGAAAGTCATCAAACACAACCTTGGGGACATCGACCATGCGTTCGTTCTGCCGTTGGCGGACCTGCATCTCGGTGATCCCCACAGTGATTTTGCCAAGATCCAGGAGTGGTTGGAGTACATCAAAGGGCACGATGATGTGTACTGCATCCTGAACGGCGACCTGATGGACGCGGCGATTCAGTCCAGCATCGGTGACACCTACGGTGCGGCGCTCCAGCCGATGGAGCAGCTGCGGCAGTGTGTGGCGCTGTTTGAGCCTGTCAAGGACAAAGTATTGGCGGTGCTGCCTGGGAACCATGAGAACCGGGTCTACAGAAATGTGGGCTTGGATTTGACGGAGACGATGTGCGCCCAGCTGGGGATTCTGGACAGATACTCTCCGGCGTCGGCTCTGCTGTTTGTGAGGCTTGGGTCTGACGGTGCGTCCGGGCGGCGGCATCGTCCCGTACTGTACACGATCTACTGCGTTCACGGTTCCGGGGGCGGCAGGAAGGAAGGTGGCAAACTTCAAAGGCTGGTTGATCTTTCTGCTATTTGTGATGCTGACATTTATGTCCACTCGCACACCCACCTCCCGGCGATAGCGAAGACTGGGTACTTCCGGGTGAGCAGTTCCAACAGCACGGTGCAAAGAGTAGACAAGCTATTCATTAATACCTCCAGTGCCATCGAGTACGGTGGTTATGGAGAAGTACAGAGCTACAAACCCTCCAGCACGGACACGCCCCTGATCCGGCTGGACGGAACGAAAAAGCGGGCAACGGCGGCACTCTAGGGGGTGGTTAAATGGCCAAAGCAAGAAAGACTGGCAAAAAGGATTTCTTATGGAATCCCGGTGAAGTCAATGATAAGCAACAGAAATTCCTAGACTCCACAGCCATGTTTACCTGCTACGGCGGCTAGGCGCGAAGGGCGGCGGCAAGTCGCACATCATCCGCATCAAGGCCATCGGCGGCGCTTTGTTCAACCCCGGCATCAACATCCTGATGATGCGTAAGACCTACAACGAATTGGAGGAGAACCTGATCCGTCCGATTCTGAAGGAGCTTGCGCCTGACTTGTTCTCCTACAATGCCACGACCCACCTGATGACCTTTGAGAACGGTTCGACCATCAAGTTTGGTCACTGGGCCGGTGACGAGTCCGAGCATGAGTACAACGGTCTGCAATACGACTGGATCTTCATTGACGAGGCTACGCAGTTCACTGAGAGAAGCTTCAACTTCCTGGGCGGCTGTATGCGTGGTACTTCCCCTTATCCGAAGAGAATGTACCTGACCTGCAACCCCGGCGGCGTGGGTCATGCCTGGGTGAAGCGTCTGTTCATCGACAGGGACTACCACAGATTCCCGGATGACCCGGAGCGCGACGAACACCCGGAGAACTACGAGTTCATCTTTGCCACGGTCGAGGACAACAAATGGCTTTTGGAGTCCTCCCCGATGTACTTGAAGAATCTGGCGAGTATGCCGGATGACCTGCGCCGTGCGTACCGTTACGGTGACTGGGACGCCATCGGAGGCAACTACTTCCCGGAGTTCAAGGATAACAAACACACTACCCGGCCCTTTAGGATTCCTGACCACTGGCCCCGGTTTCGGTCGTTCGACTACGGCCTTGACTTGTTCGTCTGCCTCTGGTGGGCGATTGACGAGGACGGGCGGTGCTGGTGCTACCGAAGCTACGAGCATGAGAAGCTAATTGTCAAGGAAGCCGCGAAAGCCATCCTTGAACACACGCTGCCGAACGAGAAGATCATTGCCACCTATGCCCCGCCGGATATGTGGAACCGGCAGAAAGACACGGGCAAGACGATGGCTGAGATCTTCCTCTTGAACGGCATCAATGTGGTGAAGACGGACAACAACCGCGTCCAGGGGCACATGCTGATGAAGGACATGATGTCCCCGATTGAACTGCATGACCCGTTTGTCAAGTCGATGTACAAGGGCAAGCCGCCCGACAAGCTGCCGGGGTTCATCGTGTGCAACACCTGCGACAAGCTGATCTCCGACATCAAGTCGATTCAGGCGGATGACAAGAACCCGAACGACTGTGCCAAGGAACCGCACGACATCACGCACACCGTTGATGCTTGCAGATACTTCCTTGTGACGCGGACTCTGAAAGCCGAAGCCCAGCTGCCGATGGAAGAAGAGGAAGACGATGGCCAGCGCATTGAGTCCTACGAGGAGTTCATGTGCGGCACCGGGGATGGGAACTATCTGGTATGAGCGAGATTAAACCTAATAAGGAATTTATGAACAAGGGCGGACGGCCCCGAAAGCTAGAGACTGTCGAGGACTTCCGGCGCGGGGTCTACGCCTACCACGCCAAGTGCGAAGCCGAGAACGACGGCGAGGGCGTGTTCCCGGATTTCGCCGGGTTACGGCTGTACCTGAAACTCAGCAAGGCGGACATCAAAGCCATGAGCGAGGGCGACAGTGAATACGCCCAGGGGATTCGTGCCGTACTGGACGAATCTCAGGATATGCGGGAATCATGGCTTGCCCGGAAGATGACGAGCGACAACAAGAGAGCCATTGGCTGTCTGAACGCATTGAAGCAGCCGGAGAACGGCGGCTACATCGACAAGCCGGTGGACACCGGGGAGAAGACCCTGACGATCAACGTCGCCGGAATCAAGGGCGGCGCAAAGGCTTTCAAGTAGGAGGACTTATGCAGTACATCCTTTATTCCATCATCATCCTGTTTGTCGGGGCGTACTACGCCAAGACCGCAAAGACCCTCCGTGAGCATGAGGACAGAATCGCCCAGCTGTCTATTGAAGTTGGACGGCTGAAAGAGCGTCTGGATGAAGAGGCGTCCGTTGAACTGACCGACTACGAGAAGATGGTACAGCAGGGCGTTGAGAACCTGATGGGCTACAGCATCGAGGCGGCAATGAAATCGAAGGGGGCTAAGCGTTGAGAAACAGAAAGCGAGACCGGGAAGAGTGGCGTAAGAAGAAACGCAGTCTTTCCGATAACGGCGACATTCCCTGTTTGTTTGGCAACTCCGACATGCCGGACATCGTGTCCGGCTGGGCACTGTATGAAGATGCCCTGATCTTCAATACCTCTATCAATCTCAATGAGACTGTAAGAGTAAATGAAAATTTCTATATAGGCAAGCAGTGGGAGGGCGTTGAGTCCAACGGCCTGCCGACTCCTGTCTTTAACTTCCTAAAGCGTGTTGTGGGCTTCATCGTGGCGACCATCACCACCGACAACATCCGGGTGAACGCCACGCCTCTTGCCTCGACCGCCAACACGGAGGAGCTTGTCGAGCCTGCCCGGATTGTAAACGAGGAGTTTGAGACTCTGGCGGAGCAGAACAAGATCCCGTCTCTGATGCGTGAGTTTGCGAGAAACGCTGCCGTGGATGGTGACGGATGCCTCTACACCTACTGGGATCCCGATGTGGAGACCGGCGAGGACGGGAAGAAGGGTCAGATCAAGACGGAGCTGGTGGAGAACACCAGAGTCTTCTTCGGCAATCCCAACGACCGCCGGGTGCAGTGCCAGCCGTGGATTATGATTTCCACCCGCGAGTTCTGCCGTGACGCCCAGAAGAGGGCGTATGAGAACGGTCAGGAGGACTACTTCTCCATCGGCCCCGACACGGATATGCGGGACATTGACGCGGCAAAGCTGGTGGGCGACGAGGACAAATGCACCGTCCTCCTCCTGATGTGGCGCAACGAAAAGACCAACACCATCTGGGCTTTTGAGTTTGCGGAGGACTGCCCCATCAAAGACCCGTGGGATACGAAGATGTCCATGTACCCCGTCACCTGGCTGAACTGGGACTATGTGCAGAACTGCTACCACGGTCAGTCGATGATTACCGGCCTGATTCCGAACCAGATTTTCGTGAACAAGATCTGGGCGGCGTCGATGCTGTCCTTCCTGAAGACGGCGTACCCCAAGGTCATCTACGACAAGACCCGTGTCACCAAATGGGACAACCGCGTCGGCGGTGCCATCGGCATCAACGGCGGCGATGTCAATACCGTGGCGAGGATTATGGACCCTGCCACAATCTCTCCGCAGATTGCTCAGTTCATTGAGCTGGCTGTCAACCAGACCGAGGAATCCCTTGGTGCTACCGCTGTTGCTCTGGGCGACACCCGCCCCGACAACACTTCTGCTATCATCGCTCTCCAACGTGCGGCTGCGACCCCGACAGAGTTGACGAAGCAGAACCTGTACCAGTGTCTGGAAGATCTCTTTCGCATTTATCTGGAGTTCATGGCTACCTTCTACGGCAAGCGCCGCGTCGATACCCCGACCCCGGAGAAGATCCGGCAGGCGGCATCGTTCGCTGGCGTGGAAGTCCCCGATGAAGTCCCGATGGAATTTGACTTTAGCAAGCTAAAGAACCATCCAATGCTTCTGAAGCTGGACATCGGCGCAAGCTCCTACTACTCGGAGATTGCCTCGATGAATACCCTGGACAACCTGCTCCAGCAGAAGCAGATCACGCTGTTGCAGTACCTTGAGAGAATCCCGGACGGTTACATTCCTGCCCGCCGCGCTCTTGTGGCGGAGCTGAAAGAAGCGCAGGAACAGCAGCAGCAGATGATGATGGCGCAGATGCAGGCACAGCAGAGGCAGACCCCCGGAGCGCCTGCGGATGTGTCCGGCGAGATTGCCGGGCCGCTTGAAGCCAGAGACAAGCCGGAGATCCCGAACACGGGCGGCGGCTTTGGAGCATTGCAGAGGAAGATCATTGAACAGGGCAATACTGACGGAATGGTTTAAGGAGGTCGAATGAATGGAAATGCTTGGTATCGCAGGCGTGGCGGCTATCACGATCATCTGTTTTCTTGCCGCCGAAATCGTCAAGGCAACGCCCCTCGACAACAAATGGCTGCCGGTTTTCTGCGGCATCCTCGGCGGAGTCCTCGGCATCGTTGGAATGAATGTTATGCCGGAGTTCCCCGCATCTGACATCCTGACGGCAGTAGCCGTCGGCATTGTGTCCGGCCTTGGAGCAACCGGCGCACATCAGATCTACAAGCAGCTCTCCGAGAAGTAATACCCCAAATTATAATACTTTGCCGCACACCAGCGGCTTGACTGGCCAACCATAGCCGGAAAGGAAACGCATGGACGAAAACGAAGTTGTTGAAGTCGAAGAAGAAATCGACATGAGCGGCTGGGACGATGACTACGAAGTAGCCGAATCCACCACCAAAGAAGAGGACGAGACCCCGCCCGAAACTGAGGAGGAGCCGGAAGCCGAAGAAACGGAGACCGAGACGAAGGAATCCGAGACCGAGGAAGAAGCACCCGAGGCAGACCAGCCGGAGGAGAAAGCCAAGGAAGAGGAGACCAAGGCGGAGCAGGAGAAGCCCGAGCCAAAGGCAGAAGCCTTTACGCTCAAGCATCTGGGTGAAGTCAAGGAATACACCCGCGATGAAACGGTAGCTCTTGCACAGAAGGGTCTGGACTATGACCGCATCCGCACGGAGAGGGACGCCTTGAAAGCGGAGGCCCCGAAGCACAAAGACCACGAAGCATTCCTTGAAGAAGTCGCCAAGAGCGCGGGAGTCGATGTTGACACGCTCATCGAAGACATCCGCACCAAGGCGCTGGTGGACAGGGAATCCAAGGCGGGGAGACCGCTGACGGAGACCGCCGCCAGAGAGCAGATTCAGCGGGAACGAGCTGCGCGGCTCAAAGAGAATGAGCCTGCGCCGGAAGCCGCCCCTGCCGAGCCGGAGACCCCGAAAGACAACCGCGATGAGAAGAAGCGGGCGGAATTGCAGAAGTTCGCAATGGCTCATCCTGATGTCAAGGGCACGGACATTCCGCAGGAGGTCTGGCAGGAGTACCGGGAATCTGACAGCTCTTTTGAAGACATTTACACACGGCGTGTTCTTTACCCCAGATTGCAGAAGGAGCTTGAAGATCTCAAGAAACAGAAGAGCGCGGACGAACAGAACGCCAAGAATGCGGCGCGTTCGACCGGCTCCCGGAAAAGCGCTGGGGCAGGGCGCGCACAAGACCCGGCCTTTGCGGGCTGGGACGATTAAAGAAAGGATAACGAACCATGCCCAACTACGCACAGAAGTTTTCCCCCAAGGTAGGCGAGCGTTTCTACCATGAGTCCTACACCAAGGGCGCTGCCTCCAATGCCTATGACTTTGAGGGCGTCCGCATTGTCAAGATCTACAGCGAAGACACCTTTGCCTTCACCAACTACACCCGTTCCGGCTCCGACCGCTACGGCCCCGTCCATGACCAGACTGACTCCATCCAGGAGCTGGAGATGACTCAGGACAAGGGCGTGTCCGTCGTCATCGACAAGGGCGAAAACATTGAGAAGATGAACACCCAGGGTGCCAACAAGCAGCTGTCCCGTCAGGTCAACGAGCAGGCCATCCCCATGTTCGACAAGTACTGCTTCGCCAAGTGGGCCAAGGACGCCGGTTCCGTCGTGGTTCCCACCGCTGCCCCCAACGTGAACAACATGATCCTCAACGTCCTCGACATGACCGAGGCTCTGGACGAGGCGTTTGTTCCCGAAGCCGGTCGTACCCTGTGGGTCACCACCGAGGGCTACAAGCTGGTCAAGGAGAACCCCCAGTTCATCTACACCGATAAGCTGGCGCAGGACACCCTGATTAAGGGCCAGGTTGGTGAGCTGGACGGCTTCAAGGTCGTCAAGGTTGCCAAGAAGTACTTCCCCGACGGTGTGTACGCCATCGCCGCCCACAAGGGCAGCATCCTGAACCCCATGAAGCTTCAGGACTACAACCTCCACCACAATCCTCCCGGTGTGTCCGGCGACCGCATCGACATCCGTCTGATGTACGACGCCTTTGTGCTTGACGCCAAGGCTGGCGGCGTGTGCGTTCTGGTCAACAATGCCAGCGCCACTGCTGCTCCCACCATTTCCGTCAACGCCACTGCGAAGACCGCCGCCATCAACTTCACCGGCGACAAGCTGTTCTACACTCTGGACGGCTCCGATCCCCGCAACAGCGGCACCGCCGTGGAAGTCAACGCCAATGCCACCGGCATCAATGTCAATGGCGTGACCGGCCCCATCCGCGCTGTTGCTTACAACGCGAACAAGGCCTCCGCCTGGCGTGCTGCCGAGGAGGCGCTCTAAGCATCAACCCAAGAGGGGCGGGCACACCCCGCCCCTCTGCCTCTAAGAAAGGACATTTATGACACTAGACATAATCATCCCCGCCTATAACGCACACGATACGATTGACCGGGCACTCGCCTCCATTGCCATGCAACAGCTTGACCCGGAGGACGATGTACAGGTAGTCATTGTAAACGACGCCTCCCCCAACGGGAGCTACCACGATTGTGCAAAATACTGGGCAATCCAGATGCTGGTCGGAGTCATCGACAAAAAAGTGAACGCCGGATGCGGTCAGGCACGGCAGACGGGCATGGACGCAACGAACGGCGAGGCTGTGATGTTCCTCGACGCTGACGATGTTCTGGGATCTCCCTTTGCCCTGCGCGTTTTGCTGGACGGGATGAAGCTTGGCTACGATGTGGTCATGGGCCAGTTTGTGGAGGAAACAGAGAAGCGCACGATGGTGAACCACGGCGCGAACTGGGTCTGGTGTCACGGGAAATGCTACTCCCGGAAGTTCCTGCAAGAGCATAACCTCCGCTTCAACGAAACCCGGTACAACGAGGACGTGGGCTTCAACTCCGTCATCTGCAATCTCACAGAGAATGTGCTGTATATCCCACAGGTG